CACAAAGTTGTTTTTGGTACCGAATATGGCACTAAAATGACTTGTGACGAGATACAAGAAATATTTAAATCTGGTGGATTTATTATTGATGTACGAAATCCAGTAGATTATCTATCTGGAGGAAGATTACATAATTCGACTAATGTGCCTGAGAGCAACCTTGTTTCTTGGGTACGTGACCACAAAGACATAACAGAACATACACCAATTCTTGTGTATTCTAATAAGGGCAATCTCGCCCAAACCGCGGCGCGGGACTTAAATGACTACGGTTATAAAAACGTAACAAACATTGGTACCCATAAGTGGTACCCTATGTGTAGTTAATTTTCATTATAAATACGACTTAGAGAATAAGGAGTATTGATTTTATGATAATAATAAATGTGCAGTGTGACGAATGTCAGGCGACTTGCACAATCGAACACGACCTAGACGATGAATTATATACTATAGAAGTATGTCCATTTTGTTCTTCTAAGAATGTTGACATTGATATTGATGAAGAGTTTTAAAAATGATTGTTGGTATAGATTATTCTATGACATCACCCGCAGTGTGTTGTTGTCCGGCACCATTCCACTACAGCAAATGTTCTTTTATGTTCATCACGGGCAAAAAGAAATTGGCCCATCGGTACACGCCGAAAATTCATGGCCTTCCCCTCTACGAATTTAAAACCCCACCCTACGAATATCAGATTCACTGGAAAGACAATCTAGACCGATTTACTAAACTTGCGGATATGACCGTTGCGTGGATTTTAGAACAACCGACAGCCATATTGATGCGAAATTATGTCGGTATAGAAGGTTATGCGTTCGGTGCCAAGGGGCAGGTGTTTAATATAGGCGAGAACACTGGTATCCTCAAGTTGAAATTGCAAAAAGTGGCTCCAACCGTAAGCGTTTTCGCCCCCTCTGCAATAAAGAAGTTTGCAACAGGTAAAGGAAATGCTAATAAACTTTTAATGTACGAAGCATTTCTTGAAGAAACCGGTGACGATTTAGCCAAACTGTTTGGCCAAGACCCCTACAAAGGAGACAGTCCTGTCTCCGATATTATTGATTCTTATTATATAGCGAAATACAGAGACCAAAACTCATAAATATCTATATGAGTGATATTCTTAAATATGTACCGGTATCTATCCCTAATGGCTTAGTCATAGATTTTGGTTTGCCTACAAGTGCAGGCAATATGCTTCTGACAGAAATTGTCACAGGTTCAGTCGGTGCATTGGAAGCCACAGACAAAGCGAATAAACTCGCGGTATCTGTAGGACCGTATCAACTAGCAAACTCCCCCGAAAATCTAGCAATTATTCGCCTCTTCTTCTCTGGCGAAGGTGCCGCCGCAGGCGTGACTGTATCAGAATTTGAAGAATACTTTACCGGTGAAATCTACGAGGTTGTTACGAATGTTTCGGTACTTAGTTCTTTTGTAGAAAAATATTATGAAATATCTACGTTTGATAAGCAATCCTTACTAGGCAAAGACTTTCTTACCTATACTCATAAAACAGTACGGAGCCCTCTTAATTTTGCTGAAAGTCACGGCACAGTATCAGACCCATCTAAAGACTTAGACGGAGTCCCTTATATTGATTTATCTTGGCATCCTATTTACACAGGTCATTGTACAGACCCGGCTTATACTAATCAAACTGATTGCGAGAATTCTACAATGTGGGGATATTGTAGAGAGTTGTTAACAACTCCAGCCCATTGTTCTGACCCGTTATTACTTACTCAACCAACCTGTATTTGGACAGGATGTTCTGACCCACAATTTACAAATCCTACTGATTGCCAAGCCTCAGGATGTTCTGACGGAATATCAGCAAACCCAACTTCTTGTGCGGCGGCTGGCGAGACTTGGACTTATCCTTCAGTGTGGACAAATTCTTCTACGTGGTATCCTTTAGTGACAGAACAAATAGGTCCTGTTATGTGTGTCAGGAAGAATGACGAAGAACTAGGGCTTATGGAAGTTCAATTTAATCCATCAAGTGTGGGTTCTCATTGTCTAGGTTCTGGTGGAAACAATGGTGGAAAATGCAAATACTCGGTGACCAATGATGAGACTGCAAATTGGATTTGGTATAATTCAAGTGCTACTAAAGAATGGTGTATGGAAACAACCCAGACAGTGGGTGGATGGAATCACTTATTCTGGGCTTGGTTCGAGGATGATAATGTTTTTAATTCAGTAGACAACAACTGGCTTCCTTCAACATCCACTTCGAGTATGTGGCAACATTACAATCTAATGACTTCCTATGCACCACATATCGTTCCGGGAAAACATTTAGAGCATACAAATAATTCAATAAGAATTCTTACTACTGATAATCATAATGGTTATGGAGATTTTGCGGATGTCGGACAATCTATTCATCCGTGGTGGATTACAAGCACATTTGATTTTGAAGACCCAGTTCCTGATTATGCTCCTACTTCTGTTACGACTTATGAATGTTCAGACACAACTGATACCTGTTCGGATGGAGTAATGATTACACAGGCGGCTTGTGAGGCCGTTCCTGCTACTTGGACAGTAGTAACACATACTAATGAAACAGATTGCGTAAATGCAGGCTTTACGTGGGATGGAACAACTGTAACAACGTGGAATACAGTATGGAATACATACGAACACGAGGTCAAAATAGACCCAGATTATTATGTACAAACAGGATTTCCGCCACACGCATTTACTGTTAATACTACATATTCTCAGCCTCAAGGAATGTTCGGATATAGTGACCCTGCAAACACCGCGAATGCCCCATTGATACGTTGGTTAGCACCGCAACAAAATTATTATGTGACGTATAGAAATTTCGGTACTCCAGACAGATATAAAATATATCGTGCGCCTGCTTGGAAAAATGGTGTATGGTACACAGGTTCAGATTATGCCCTTGGTATATGGACATTATGTGGTGAAGAGCCTCATACTTCAGATAATGGATATATGTATTTTTCTGATTCCAAACAAGACTTATTGAGAGGCGGCACGAGAAAGCAACAACACGTTTATTATAAAGTTACGGCAGAATGGGACAAATGGGAATGGAAACAAGGGATAGATTATACTAGATGGAGAATTAGTCCGGCTAATTGGGACCCTGCTTATAATAGTAATAATTCATTTTCAACTTTGTACAATGCAGGCTACGGTTACTGCTCCGATGGAAGTAATATGGGCTACTCCAGTTGTATAAATTATGGCTGGTGTAACGGCGGTGGCTCTAACGGACAGGGAAATAGTGGCTACGATGGGAATCCGAGCGGTTGTACATCCACAGGTAGTGGTAGTTGGAATAATGGTAACTGCGGTGGTGGTTGGAGCAATGGAGAGTGGCATTGTGATGGAAGCGGTGATGACGGTTATGCAGGAAACGACCAAGGTGAGTGTGATGATGATGAAGGAAATTGGGTACAGTGTCAAAGCAGTTCTTGGGGAAATTACACATATCAATATGCAGGATACACTTGGGAAACTAACGCCGTTGACTGGTCTTTTGATGCACAGGCAGTAATAATTGATGATAATACAAATAGGCGGTCACATAGAATAAAAGGATATTTTAAAGCACCATCGACAGAAACGTATACATTCAGAGTAGTAGGAGATGACTCCATCTATTTGTGGATAGGGACAACGAGCCAGACTCCAACACAAGTTGAGCAAAGTGTTACAACAAGCAACTGGATAGCGGCGGCTCCCGGTTCTCACGGAGACGTTAGCAACTCTGGGACAATAAGTATGATAGAAGGTGAAATATATCCCCTTGTCTTATATAATGGGAATCACGGTGGGCCAGGTACTTGTCATATGTATTGGTCTACTCCTACGATAGCAGAAATATCAAATGGCACAGATAAATTCCACAAAGAACTATCCTTTCATACAAATGACGGACAGGACAATGTGGAAGGGCATCCAAGTTCAGAAATATGGAGTTGGTTCGACACTTAAAATAACGCTTGACAACGCCGAGCAAATAGAGTATAATATTACTAATAAATAGGAGTGTATATGTATATCGAAGTATGGCAATTATGGTCCCTCGGCTTTCTAGTTGTAGCCGCCTGGTTCTCTTACAAGGCCGGATGGAAAGAAGGGTTTCGTAATGGTATGGAATATGTCATTTTTGATTTACACGCTAGGCACCTCATCTCTAAACACGAGGACGAGGAGACAGGCGAATTGACGGTAAGTAGATATGATGGAAAACCAGAAGAAGAACAAAACGGAAACGATTGATTGCGACCCAGCCACTGGCTGTTGCGACCCGGTCGATACGATAGGCAACAATGTCTACACAAATACCAACGGGTCCTCGGGCCCAAGCGACCATATGAAGGAATTAATAGAGAAAAAAGACAATAGAATCAAAGAGTTAAAAAAGTTGAAAATAGTTCAAAAAAAGTGAAAAAAAGACTTGACAGGAGGGCGTCCATAGCGTATAATATACATATAGAATGAGAAATGAGACAGACAAATGACGAAATACTACTTTTATGTTGCCGCTTTTTTGACGTTCATTTTTATGATTAGTGTATAATTGAGGAAGAATATGAATACCGTAATGACCGCTGAAATGACCGATTTGCTTGAAAATATCAAGTCAGATTATATGTTCAAAGGCTCTACTGAAGCCGTGAAGGTCGATATGACCAAGGAATTCAATGATAATTTGTCGTACTCCGTCGGCTCGAAATATATCAAAGTGATGACCAAGTCGTCGGTTTGGGGTTTCGTAGTTAATACCGATAACGACAAAAAGTTCAAAAAGGGTGACATTCTCAAAGCCGCAGGATACAATGCTCCAGCACGTAATAAGCCACGCGGAAACATCGTTGATGGTGGATACACAGTTCGCTGGACAGGCCCACTTTACCTATAATCAAAAAGGAGTTGACAAACCCAGAAATTTAGAGTATAATAAGTATATAGAATAACAGCAGAGGAGATAGTATGATGTATAAGATTCTTATGATTGAAGAGAATGCTGAGAAAGAAATGTCAAGAGAGCAAGTGGTAGAATTGCTCCGAAATGACGTAGCAGAAGTCAATTTTACCAAGTCCGATGGGTCAGACAGAGTTATGTCCTGTACCCTACTTGCGGAAGTTCTTTCGCAACGAGTTCCCGACACAGGCGTGTCAACGAAGCCTCCTAAGAAGGCACCCAATCCACACACAGTAGCAGTATATGATTTAGAAGCCGATGGCTGGCGTTCTTTCAGACTTGATTCTGTAAAATCTATTGGGTTTCCCAATAGCATATTCACTGAGGAAGGCATTACATATCCAACATTTGAATAATTTATTATGACAATGCGAAAGAATGATGTAAAGGTTCTTAGCGAAATTGAACACGTCCTGCATCGCCCCGGAATGTATGTTGGTGACACCACCGTAGGAAGTCATCACAAATGGGTTATGCAGGACGGGTCAATCGTTAAGAAGGAAGTTAAGATTGTACCAGCGTTCCTGAAACTATTTGATGAGGTTATATCGAATAGCATAGACGAGGGATTCAGGACGAATTTCAAATTCGCCAATGAAATCAAAGTCTATCTAGAGGACAATGGTAAAATCACCGTGACCGATAATGGTCGAGGTATTCCAGTAGTCGAATCCCTTGACGAACCCGGCGTCACCCAAGCAGAACAAGCCTTCATTAATCTAAGAGCGGGTGCAAACTTTGACGATGATGGACACGTATCTATCGGTACTCACGGTCTCGGCGCCACTCTTGTAAACATTCTATCAAAGAAATTTATCGCTCACACCGATGATGGGAAGAAACACTTCCGTCTCCATTGTACTCATAATCTAAGTGAGTATGATACAGAGATAACGAAATCAAAGGGAGAGATAGGTACAACCGTTTCGTATTTCGCAGACTTTGACCGTCTCGGAATGAAATCAGTTGATGAGGACCACAAAGGACTTATTGAAAAACGAGTTCACGACCTCGCAGTATGCTTTCCTAAAATCAGATTCAAATATAACGGCCGAGTTGTTCAAGCAGGCACGTTCAAACAATACCTAAAAAAACTCGGAGATACTTATGAAGTTCTTGAAACCCCTAAATTTAAAGTTGCAGTATTACCAGCAGAGAGTATGGGTACCATTAGTTTTATCAATGGCATTGATACCTTCGGCGGCGGTGTTCATATTGATATTGTGTCTAGTGATATCGCTTGGGCTCTGAAAGATGCAATCAAAAGAAAATTCAGATTAACTATTCGCCCTGCCGATATCAAAAATCGATTGTTGTTTGTTGTACTCACGAATTCAATTGGTGACCCGAAATTTGATAGTCAGACCAAAGAGCGATTGACCAACAATGCTAATGAGATAAAGCCAGTCTTTGATGGCGTGACCGAAGAAAAATTCATTGGTCGCATTATGCGAAACGAGGAGTTGATTCAGCCTATCATCGAGGCTCTGTTACTCAAGCAACAGTTGGCCGAGGCACGTAACTTACGTAAAGCAAACAAAGACGCCAGAAAGAAAAAGGTAGCGAGTCATATCTCTGCATCAAGCAAAAATCCAGATGATAAGATTCTGTTTATCACAGAGGGACAATCAGCGATATCCAATCTGATTAATGTCCGTAAGACAGATATTCACGGTGGATTCCCATTGCGTGGTAAAGTGCGTAATGTGAGAGAACTGAAACCGACTGAGATTATGAAGAATAAGGAACTATCAGAGTTGATGTCCATTATTGGATTAGAACTGGGTGAACCAGCAGAAGATTTGAATTATGGACAGATTGGCATTCTAGCGGATGCCGATTTTGATGGATTCTCTATCGCCGCCCTACTCGTCAACTTCTTCTCTAACTGGAAAGAACTATTCGAGGAAGAGCGGGTGCTACTGATTAAGTCTCCTATCGTGATTGCCAAGAAGGGCAAATCAGTCAAAAGATTCTATGACCTTCGAGATTTCGATGAGGCGAAACTTGACACGAGTTGGAAAATAGAGTATAATAAGGGGTTAGGTAGTTTATCAGTCGATGAATATGATTTGATGATTAATGACCCAGTGACAGAGGTACTTGAATACGACAGTGGAGCGGATTCTTCACTCGAAACCGCATTCGGAAAGAATCCTCTTCCGAGAAAACAATGGTTAATGGTATGAATATAACTGAACTGATTGACGGACAATACAAAGACTACAGCAAATACGTCCTGTATAGCCGAGCAATTCCTCATATGATTGATGGTCTAAAACCATCACAGAGGAAAATCCTCTATACCGCATTAAAGACCGCAAAACATGGCCGCCTCAAAACTGCCTCGTTAAGTGGCAATACGATATCATCCGCGAATTATCATCACGGCGATGCTTCATTGAATGAAGCAATTACCAAAATGGTCCAGTCTCACTCGAATAATATACCATTATTAGAGGGTGAGGGAAGTTTCGGGTCGAGATTGGTACCAGATGCCGCGGCACCACGATACACGTATGTCAAAATGAGCGAAAATTTTGATAAGTATTTTGCTGACACAATGGTTGCTGATAAGAGCATTGACCCAGAGGACCCAGAACCAGCATTCTATCTTCCTATCATCCCGTGGGTGCTAGTGAATGGAATCAAAGGAATTGCCGTTGGGTTTGCTACTGAGATTCAGCCGAGAAATCCACAAGAGATTGCTGACTTATGTCGCTTGTATCTTGACGGATATGATATAGACCTCGAAGAACCACCGCTCCCATTTTATCCAGAATTCTCTGGTCGAGTGTATGTGGAAAATGATGCCACATATTGTGAAGGAAAAGCGACCATTTCTGGCTCAACCAAATTACAAATCACAGAAGTTCCAATCGGATTCACTCGTGAAACATATGTTCAGGTATTGGACAGATTGGAAGATGCTGGCAAGATTGTATCGTATATCGATAAATGCGACAAAACAGGATTCAAATTTGATGTTACTCTGAAACGTGGTAAGAAACCTACTGGCTCTGGCATAGTAGCAATGTTCCAGTTGAAGAAAAAGATTAACGAGAATATGACGGTTATCAATCACGATGGAAAATTGAAAGTCTATGATTCTCCGATTGATATCATCAAGGATTTTTGTGACTATCGCATCAAGAAATATGTTGAACGATATGAGTGGCTGATTAAAGAAGGCAAGTCAGACCTCGGTACCATTCAAGCCAAAATCCAGTTTATTGAGATGATACTCAATGGAACCCTAGATTTTAAGAATAAAAACCGAAAAAACATCATAAAAGACTTGACAAAGACCTTTGAATCTAGTATAATAGATATATTAATCAAAATGCCCATCTACTCCCTCTGTCAGGATGAGTTAGATAGGCTAAAGAAAGACGGTACTGCCCTCTACAAGCAGATAGAAAAATGGAAGATTATCAACACAACCAAAGAATTCATTAAGGAACTGAAAGGGCTCTGATATGGAATTCGTAAATGAGATAAACGAGAAAGAAAACAAGAAGCAGAAGCCGAAAGGACCTGTGAGTTCTCTTGAAATAGGATTCATCAGATACAAAAATGGCGATGTTAATTTCGAGTTAAAGGATGTTAAAGTCCGAGATGTCGATACTCTCCGAGAATTCTTTTGGGAGTTGGTAGACGAACTGGAGAAAAATAAGTGATATTAGTTGACTTCAATCAAGTTATGATTGGCTCCTTGATGATGAATGCCAAGACTCAAGGTGACATTTCTGAGGACTTGCTCAGACATATGATGCTGAATTCGTTACGTATGTACCGCAAACAGTTTAATAAGACATACGGCGAAATGGTCATATGCAATGACAGTAGACACTACTGGCGAAAAGATATATTCCGTCATTACAAAGCGGGCCGCAAAGAAGGTCGAGACAAATCACCGTTTGATTGGGAAATGATATTTGGTATCTTTGATAAAATCAAAGAAGAGTTACGAAGCAATTTTCCATATAAATTTATTGAAGTGATGGGAGCAGAAGCCGATGATATTATTGGTGTGATATGCAAGTATCACCATTCAAAAGAGCCAATGCTTATCTTGTCGAGTGACAAAGATTTTATTCAACTTCATAAGTATAAAGGAGTCAGACAGTATTCACCTATGCAGAAGAAATTTCTTAAACACGTATCACCCAAAGCGTATCTAAAAGAACACATTATTCGTGGTGATAGAGGTGATGGTATACCAAACTTTTTGAGTCCTTCTGATGCGTTTGTTGAAGGTATCAGACAGACTCCTATATCAAAAAAGAAAGTTGAAGTTTGGTTAACTCAATTACCAGAAGAGATTTGCACCAATGGCGATATGGGAGAAAGATGGGAACTTAACGATAAGTTAGTTAATCTCGATAGAATTCCACAGTTACTTGTGAACGATATTGAGAACGCCTACAAGAAAGAACCACGAGGCGCACGTAAAAAGTTATATGATTATTTCGTGATGAATAAGTTATCGCGGTTAACAGACGTTATAGGAGATTTTTAATATGAGCGATGAACCCAAGACTTTTGTATTTGTTACGGACACTAAGGAACAGTATGAGATTGTGGCGATGGACTTCAAAGACGCCTGTCAAGTATTTTCTCAAACGGGAGTTTCAATAAAGGACCTTCTGGCTGTTGAAGAGCATTCATTGCCAGCCGAGAATGACACAATACATTAATGACAACGGATGAAGAAGTACAAGGATTTATTGACTATTTTGGAGACCAGATACCCAACCCAGACCACTACCCACGTAGAGTTAAATGGTTAATCAAATGGTACAAGCATATTATTTTACCGAGACAAGAAAAACAGAGGAGAGAGAATGAAAGTCAGCGAAATATTACTGGAACTTGAATCAGATAATTCAAGACTGGTTAAAGAGGATATCCTTAGAAAGAACAAGGATAATCTATATCTACAGATGGTATTGAGGGCCGCATTGGACCCATATACACAATATCACCAGAGGAAAATTCCAGAATATGAGCGAAGAGATGACACCCAGCGACTCGATTGGGCTCTAGACGAGTTACGAGTTTTGACCTCTAGAGAGGTCACAGGTAATGACGCCATCAAGCGTCTAAGCAACATCTTAGGTCGAGTAGTAGAATCTGATGCTATGGTGATTAAACGTGTGGTGACGAAGGACCTGAAGTGTGGAGTGTCTATTGCGACAGTTAATAAGGTGTTTGGCAAAGGGTTTATCAAGACATATCCGTGTATGTTAGCGAGTGGGTTCAGTCAGAAGAGTTTCAAGGCCATCAAATATCCTGCTATGGTACAGACCAAAATGGATGGTATGAGAGCAAATATTATCATCGATGAAGAGGGTAAGGTTGATGTCCGTTCCCGAAATGGGAAACAGATTTCTCTCCACGGCCACTTTGATACGTTTGTGATGCAGATATTTCATAAGTCAGCGACCCTTGATAATTTGGATGATTTCCACGGTGCTGTTCTTGATGGTGAATTAGTCGTTCTTGATGAGAAGGAAGATAAGATATTAGATAGAAAGACTGGTAATGGAATCCTAAATAAAGCAGTAAAGGGAACTATTTCCAAAGAAGAGGCTAAACGAGTAAGAATGTTCTGTTGGGATATGATACCTCTAGAAGATTTCAAAAAAGAATATTGTGCGATAGCATATTTTGACCGTCTAGACGTTTTGGCAGAAAGAATGGATGATGTATGGAACGCTCAGGAAAAGATGCTAGTTCAGGTCCTACCTGCCGCCACGATAGGAAGTTACGAAGAAGCAGAAGTCGTATTTAAGGAGGCCCTAGAGACAGGACAAGAGGGAGTTATTGTAAAGAATGGTGATTCTCCTTGGGAAAATAAGCGTTCTAAATATCAAGTGAAGATGAAGGCTGAATTAGAAGCGGACCTTTTAGTAGAAGCAGTTAATGATGGTACTGGAAAATACGAAGGTCTAGTAGGTTCACTCTCTTGTACAACAAAGAATGGAAATCTTAAAGTCAATGTAGGGTCTGGCCTCACTGATGAAGATAGAAAGAAAGACCCAGACGAATTTATCGGAAAGATAGTTTCCGTTAAATACAATGAAAAGATTAAAGATAAGAGCAGTGATAATTGGTCATTGTTTTTGCCAATCTTTCAAGAACTTAGATTAGATAAATCTGAGGCAGATAACCTATAGAAAGTAGGAGTGATGGAAGTCCTAGTTAGAAATAACAATGTCGGAAAAGCGTGTCGAATCTTAAAAAAGAAACTACAAAAGGATGGATTTTTTAGAGAATTGAGGTTAAAAAATTATTATGAAAAACCAAGTGAAAAACGGCGAAGAGAGAAAAAAGAATCCATCAATCGTGTCGCTAAAGCCAAACGACTTAAAGACCAGAAAGAAGGTTTCTAAAATGGATATATACAGCGTAAAAAAAGAGGGTGGTAAAGTTATTGAACGAGGCTTCGATAAAAAGGTCGATGCTAAAGGCAAACGAGATGAACTTTGCAAAGGTGCTCACGATAAGTGGGCAAAGAAGGTGAAAGAGAATAAGGATTTGGCAAAGCCATTTCCATATATTGTAGTGAAGGGAAGGGAGCATCCGCTCTATCGTGGCTAAGATGAAATTGAATCCCTGGAAGATGGAATTATATGAAGAAAAGGACTGCCCCGAATGCGAATCAGAGAAGGGCAAGTGGGGAATAGTGGATTCTATTAGAGACATAAATAAAACGGATACCAAGGAACTTCAAAAGAGCCGCCTTGCTATTTGTAAGGAATGTGAACACAGCAAAGACTTATATAGTCGAGGCTGGATTAATTATTGTGACATTTGTGGATGTATGCTTAGAATGAAAACGAGACTAAAGAAGTCTAAATGTCCTATAGGAAAATGGTGAAATGGATTATCAATCAGCAGGTGTAGATTTACAAGACCAGAATATGTTCAATGCCAAACTCACGAGCAAGATGCCGTGGTTAGGTGGCTATGCTGGAGCATATGATATAGGAGATGATTATATCGTATCGGCAACAGATGGCGTTGGAACAAAAATAAAATTATATACTCAGAACAGAGATTGTCCTGATGTCAAGATTAAGAATCTTGGCCACGACCTTGTGTCGGCTGTGATGAATGATATTGTTTGCACTGGTGCAAGACCATTGTTTATGAATGACTATCTCTCAGTACACGATTTAAAATCAGGAGATGAGTATCTAGAATTGATGGATGGTATTAAAGAAGCCCTCTTGCAATGCGGTCCTAATGTACCTCTTATTGGTGGCGAGACTGCTATACTACCTGGTGACCACAAGAAGGGCGAATTCAATCTTGCTGGTTTTGGAGTTGGCGTTGTTAGTAAAAGAGAATTTATTGATGGCAGAGAAATCGAGGGTGGCGATATGATGATTGGTCTGAAGTCGTCTGGATTTCATTGTAATGGATATACCTTAATTAGAAAAGTTTGGGATAACATACGGGAAAAGGACAATGTTGTTACTGACAATATTTTGAAAAGCCTATTGGCTCCCTCACGAATTTATGTGACCTCTGTATTGGCAGTATTGAAAGAGCATTCTCCTGCTGTTAGGGGCATTGCTCATATCACTGGCGGTGGCAGAGACAATATTCTCAGACTTCTAGGAGAAGGATTTAATCTACGACCAAAATGGAGTAACGATTGGAGTCGCCCAGAAGAGTTTGATTGGATTCAAGACAAAGGGGATATATCAGACGAAGAGATGAAAAGAGTATTTAACGATGGTATTGGAATGATACTGGTTGTTGACCCAGATAAGGCTGTAAAAATTGTAGAGCAATTAACAACTCTTGGAGAATCTCCAATTATTTGTGGTCGAGTTGAAAAACGATTAGCCAAGGGCACAGATGCTATGAGAAAATCGAATGGAGAGACTGACCCGAACTGGGGTTCACCCACAGTATCGTTGGAATAAGTGATATAAATAAAAGGAATTTGTACGGATGTACAAATAGGAAATAGAATAGCAAATTGATATTCTATTAGATTTAATATAATGAAACGGAAGGTAAAAATGAAGAAATTCTTTATAGCAACAATTGTTGCATTATCCCTAGCGACGGCTGGGACCCTTAGTTTTGCTGAAGAGAGTGTTGAATCCAACTTAGGAATCAAGACTCTTACATTTGGCCAAATCGAAGGGGCATATCAGTATGATGGCGACCACAACTTTGTTACAGGTGGCGGAACTTATGGAGGAGTGAATGTAGAGCGAGATTTATCGGGTAACCGCTATTTCGGTACTCTATCAGGAGAACTCGATGAGAACCTAGACCTCACGGCAAGGGACGCTTTTATAGGCGTTGATTTTGGACCAGTTGAGTTATCTGTTGGTCGTATGCCTAGCATAGAAAGAAATGTTGCGGATGCAACTGTCAACATCTTTGAAGGAGCATATTTCGAAGGTGATGGGAGTTCTGGTCGTAACGGCAATCAAGCAAAGACAAAATTGGATTGGAAGGGTGTATCTCTAGTAGGTACGGCTGAATCGAATTCTGGCTTTGATAACCTAGATTCTTGGGGCACAGGTGCTTCTTATAAATTCAAGGGTGTCGGCTTGCTTGGAGCATATGCTAAAGATGACGTTACAGGTGTCAGCACCATTTTGGGTGGTAGCACTTATACTCTGAAAGGAGTTACCGTTGGTGGTACTTTTGCACGAGATTTTGATGCAGGCGTTACTACTGATACGTTGAGTTATGTTGCCTCATATGCACTTGGACAGAATGTCCTTAGAGGTGGATATCAGAACATCGAAGATGCTGATAATCAGTATATCTTGGAAGTGGCACATAATTTAGATGACAACTCAGCCGTATATGTTAACGGCATAAGCGGTGAGGACGAAGTTCTTACTGTAGGATTTAGATTCTCTTTTTAAGAGATTCTTATCAACCTAAAAAAGGAGGCCCCTTCGGGGGCCCCTTTCTTTCAGCGGGTATCGTATAGTGGCATTATCGAGCGTTGCCAACGCTCAGAGATGGGTTCGATTCCCTTTATCCGCTCCAAATTTAAATGATTATATTTGAATACCCAACGATTTTTATTTATCCTGGAATATTGCTGGCCATGATTTTGGCTAAATCATATATGTCCTAGAAACTCCCCATATATATTGTGGTCATATAAGGGATTCTTTCCACAAAATCTTGCCCTCATAAGTCACGGGCGCCGGGAGTTTTTAGGGCTTTGAATCTCCATTCATATGGACCATCTGCACGGTAGTAATTTTGTCCATTTGCTTCTCTAATTGATTCAACCGCATATTCTGTTCTGCATCATCAGGCAATGCTCCCAGTTCACCTCTTGGCCATCTAATACGAAATTCATTATTATGTTTAATGGATATATCCTGCATTGCCATATTGTGTTCTAAAAATGTAATTCTTTCTGTTACACTAAAATATCCTGTGATTGCCACTCCTGTGAACACGATTAATGCAATCAAATTTCTTAAAGGTATAGTAATTTCTGATTTATCGCTTACGTTCATTAATGTCCTGAACCTCCACAACCTCCACACATTCCTGTGCCGCCTTGTTCTTTGAATACATCTCGAAATTCAAATGTTGGACTTAATCCTGAAGTGACATAATCTACTGTTGCCCCATCCATAAATAGAGTCGCAATGGGGTCGATATAAAAATAAGGTGCTATTTCGGTGTCACGTTCTTCAACGGCGTCAACAAAGGTTAAACTATGACTCATACCTGAACAACCGGTTCCGTGAACATATGCTCGAATACCTATCATACCAGCCTCTACACTCATCGATTCGGCCTTTGCCATCGCCGCTTCGGTTACTGTAATATTCACTTAGGCTCCTACGGTAGGCTTCTTCTGCTGTTGCTGTTCGAAGGCATCAATATCTACCTTTGGCGGTGCCATATTATCTGGTCTAACAAACTTCTTCAGGTCTCTACCAGAAAAAATTAAGCAAGTGCTTCCTTGTCGAGTCTGAAGAATGGCTGCCGTGCCGGTTTCGGGATTTTCTACAACCATAATACCTGATTCAGGATTTTCCATAAACGTCATAGAAATATGGACTGCATAATCATCTGTTAATGCCTGTATCATTGATGTCAGAGTGGGAGTACAGAGTACCTGGTCCTGATATGGCATCGGTACAGCATCGGCAGGAGGCCCTGCTACTGAGGGTACAGCGACCATAAGGAGGCCCAGCCCAATTATTAAAGATTTCATCTTGGAATACTCGTTGTTGGTGGGTTATACTACGGAGAAACTGGTACCACATCCACAAGAGGATGTGGCCAGCGGGTTTTTAAAAGTGAATCCCTGCTCAAAAGCATCTGAATTAAAATCCAGTTGCATTCCCATAATATACATTTCAAACATTTGGTCAATCAATAACATATCGTCCACAACGATATCGGATAATCCTGGACTATCTTCAAAAGCCCATTCATATCCTAATCCAGCACATCCGCCACCGTGTACAGACAGGCGAACGAACTTTTTATCGTGTGACTCTCTTAGTTCGTTGAGTTTGTTAGACGCATTTTCTAATATCTGAATCATATATTTTTTCCTAAACGTGTTGCATTGCTATAACGATACAGCCGAGATTGAAGTTCGGTGGAATCCTTTGACCTTCGGCCTTGGCTGTATCGAAAAATTCTGTATGTCTCTTCTGACAGTCTTGATGACTATGAAAGGTTTCTATTATCTCACCGTGTTGAACTTGAATCGGTGAGGATTGTAAGTTTAATGTTATTACTACTAACATCCATATCATAAGTTACCTCTCTAAAGGGAGACTAAGATGTCTGTATGGCCTGTTCCTCGCCACTTAAATTCCTTTTTATCTATTTTGAATTCTTTGGGTGGCTTATCTTTATCAAAATACCTCGGTGCTGAAGTACCAGACCCCTCGGGCTGGATATTTACCGGTACCACATTTTTCCCATAAATTAATATACAACTAAATCCATTTTGAAAATGTTGCACAATGGAAAAGGTTGTACTCTCTGGGTTAAAGTAAATTAGAGTAGGAGCACCAACAACCTTACCGCCAGGTATTTGTATAATGCCATCCATTCTAACCATTGGCTTTTCGCCATATTTACCAGTTACTATGCCTAAAATTACTTCAGTAGGTCCACAATCAAACAATCCCGGCCATTTTTGAATTACAGGAGGTTTATTTGGAACCACGTTAGGCATTGTTCCATCTTTATTGGGAACGCTCTCACCAGGAGTTTCTTCAGTTAATGCTTTATCCTCGGCTGGAACTTTTGATGCTTCTGACAAAACAGGCCCATTCAGTAACATAGTACCGAATAAAACTGCAACGCAGAATGTAATAAACTTTTTCATTTGAATTCCCCTTCTATCTGTTTATTTATATGCGGGTGGTTCTGTTCATTTGGCCATCTTTTCATCTAACTATTTATAAAACTATTCTAAATCAACGGTTTATAACTGGTTATAAACTGCTTTGTAACCAGTTATAATAGGGAGGACTGTGTCTAAAATGTCACATAAGCAAATATTATCGTAAATATAAGTAAATTTAATGCAAAAAAGACTTGACAGGAGCCTCTCCATACAGTATAATAGTATCTATAAGATGATAAATATACATAGATGGAGAGGCCATAATGACTGATTTGACGATTAAGGGTGACGCCACCGATGTCGATGAAACTACTTTTGATTGGTTCAAAGACTTGTTGACCAACTCATATGCTGGTAAGAACAATTTCGTGAAGGACGTTCTCGGCCGGGCAGAGAAATTTGGCTCGGTGACTGCCAAGCAAATCGCCGCAGTCGCAAAGGTCGTTAAATCTGATGAGGCGTACGCCTTAAAGAATAAAGAACGCCTGGCCAGAATGACTCCGATGAAAGACGGTAAAGGCGAGGTCATCGGTGAAGTGATTTCACTCAAGCAACAGGAGAATAACTTCAATTACGGCCGTTCTTATATACATAAGATGCTGGTCGAGGATTTCAGAGGATATCGAGTTTTCGGTTCCGTTCCTAGTTTTTTGCTTGATGAAGAAGTTAAGGTAGGAGATTTTGTTAAGTTTGAGGCAAAACTGAGACAGAAAGAACTTGGATTCGGATTCTATTCGTATCCGAAGAATTCAGTGATTGTCGATGCAGATACTGCCAAAACCACGAAAGAGGCCTATTCAGCAATGAAGCCGAAGGCAAAAGATAAAGAAACCCTAGAGAAAGAAGAGGTCGCTGTAAAGAAGGCCGAAACCACACGAGAGTTAATGGATTTCCTTTCAGCGTGAATTGATTGATGTTTAAATGGTCAGTAATTATACTATTAATGCTTATATTACTCAATACCTGCGGACACGAACATAGCCGGATTGTTGAAGAATTATGTGAGTGGCGTGGACATTTGTGAGGTAAAAATGAAACCGCTAGGAAATGAAAAACAAAATTCTCTTAGTCGAACGGAAACTCTCCGCTTACGAAAAGCGGACAAGGCTAGAGGCAGGCAGAGAGGGAAGAAGGAATTGAATAAAGAATTGGCAGGTATGTCCAGTTTTATTATTGAAGATGATAATGTAAGGAGTGATTCATAATGACGAATTTATTGACAGACCTTGATAAGGTAGGTCTATTGGCAGACCTTGTTCCAAAGGATATGGATTTGCCGACTGGTCGCTTAACAGAAGTAAATATTTCTAATGTGTCCTGGTTGTGTCGTAATATTCAAGTACGCAATAGTGGGCACCCAGAAATTAAACAGACCTTGGCCAAACTTAATATGTTACGCCAGAAAATTGCCCTCGGGCAGATGACCTAGGAGAAGAGTATGACAATCAGAGCCAAAACAGAACCGACAGAATTAGTTATAGACTTAACTGGACCTGCTGGTAATGCCTTTAGTCTTATGGGCCAGGCGACAAGATTTGCTCGTCAGTTGGGCTTGAATGTTGATGACATAATGACCGAAATGAAGTCTGGTGATTATGAAAACCTAGTTGAAGTATTCGACCACCACTTCGGCGACTACGTGGTATTGG